CACCTACGGTGTGGCGGCAGTTGGCATCAATATCCCTAGGATTTTTAATCTTGTGCTTATTGAGCCTGGTAAGAGTTTTGTACGTGTCATACAAAGCATTGGGCGCGGCATTAGAAAAGCATCAGACAAAGACTTCGTACAAATCTGGGACATAACCAGTACCTGTAAGTTTGCCAAACGGCATCTCACACAGCGTAAGAATTTTTATCGAGAGGCGAACTATCCATTTGACATTGAGCGAGTAAATTATATATAATAACACCATGAGCAGAATACTAAACCTAGAAACCAACAGGTCCTATGACCTAAATGAAATCCCCGACGAAGTTGAAGATCTACGCTTTTGTGTGCTAGACAACTCAGATCCCAAAGCGCCTGACTACTATTTTATTCCTTTGATCTTCTTAGAAAGTTTTAATTCACCAGCCTTGGTACTACGCATAGGTGAGCACACAGTAAAAATGCCGGTGGACTGGCAACTGCTGATTGGTGAAACCGATCTCGGTGACCTAGAAGTTGTGCCTTTAACCAGTATCAACGATCGTGGATTCTCTGCATTTTGTTTTAATCCCGTCAAAAGCTATAGGCCAGAATTTCATCCTGTAGAAATCATTGACATCTACCAAGATGTCAAATGGTATTTCCCCAAACTCAAACCCGGGCAAATGTTAGCAGTGCCTGTGGACAGTGATGCTGATAACCCATTATGTGCTTACTTTGTAAAAGATATCAGTCGTGTCAGTGAAGTAGTTGATTTTTCCAAGGCTTGGTAATGTCCGACAAACTCAGTATTCAAAACGAAATGCGTGCCTTCGACAGCAAGCAGCGCGAGTTTTATGATGAGCTTACTGATGAGGAACGTAAAAAGTTCAGTACCTACTTGATGATGAAGTATGGCGCCAACGTAGAAGGATCCCGTGATCTGCAAGAATGGTACCTAAGAGCACATAACGAACGTGTTAATCAAAACTTCTTTGACCTAGGGCGTCATCCAAAACTACAGTGGCTGACCTGTACCACAGTAAGCCCGGGACTAGGTAACCAGCGTCACTACTGGCTTGCTGCTAAGAAAAAAGAGTCTGATAGTCGTGCTGTTAAATTTTTAGAACAACAATTTCCACATCTTAGCGTCACAGAGTTAGAGTTGATGGCAGAAATCAACAGCCGAGAACAACTACGTGACATGGCTCGTGGACTTGGCTGGGATGAAAAAAGAATCAAAGATGAATTATGAATGTAGATATTGTCACAAAAAGTTTTCTAAAGAAACCACACTGGCCAGTCATGCTTGTGAACGCAAGCGTCGATTTCAACAAGAACGAGAAATCGGAGTACAGTGGGGATTTCGAGCTTATCAGATATTCTTCGAAATCACACAATCAGGGAAGCCTAAGACCTATGAAAACTTTGTTGACAGCCCTTACTACACTGCTTTTGTGCGTTTTGGTCGGTATGGTCACAGCGTTCATTGTCCTGACTTTGCCAACTTTACCCGATGGCTTTTGAAAAACAATCGCAAGCTGGATCATTGGTGCAGTGATACCTACTACAGTGAATGGTTAATCGATTATGTCAAACGCGAAAGCGTACAAGATGCATTAGAAAGATCCGTTCAAACCATGGTTGATTACATGCACGAGCATCCTGAATACCGCAATGGATATCGAGACTATTTTAGATTGGTCAATGAAAACCGTATCTGCTATCATATCTCATCGGGCAGAATCAGTCCTTGGGCTGTGTACAACTGCGAATCAGGCCAAGAGTTTTTGGCACGACTTAACGATGATCAAGTTGCTGTGATCAACGACTTCATTGATCCTGCATATTGGCAGGCACGATTTAGAGACTTGCCCGAGGATGTGGCCTTTGTCGGTCGAATACTCAAATTGGCATTCTTATGAAATTCACCAGTGACGTTGACATTGATTTTGCAGATCGCGAACAGATATTGCGTGTGATACGGCACGTACCTGCCAGCATTCAACGCGACTCAGGTCCAGTCAAGCATAATACTGGTGTTTATGTAACAGAAATCCCAGTGAACCCTGTGTCAGGTAACAGCAGCATTGATTATCAACAAGCTGAAGAACGTGGCTATATCAAGTTGGACTTTCTCAATGTCGGTGTCTACAATCAAGTACACAGTGAATCGCATTTACTAGAGCTTATGCAACGCGATCCGCCCTGGGCAAGACTACAAGATCAAGCATTCTGTGAGCAGATAATTCACATTGGTAATCACTATGATACCTTGATGCGTATGCCAGAACCGGTTAATAGCATACCCAGACTGGCCATGTTTTTAGCAGTAATACGTCCAGCCAAACGCTATCTAATAGGTCGTACGTGGCATGAAGTAGCCGAATCTGTATGGATTAGACCCAGTGATGGCGACTACTATTTTAAGAAGAGTCACTCAATTTCCTACGCACATCTCTGCGTGGTACATATGAATTTATTGGATCTTGCGGATCAAGGTAATTGATCGACGCTTTGAACGTTTAGCACTCATTTCTTTTAGATTAAGATGTGGACCCATACGTATGTCTACATCTTTGCTGTTCATGGTCTTTACACAGAACTTGAACTCTGACCAATCATGTTTCAAAAACACATTGATTGGGATCATTCTGTTGCTTTCCCACCACCACTGCTCGCCTAGATCTAGAAACTTTTTCTTTTGATCTGCGGTACGCAAGCTACCAAAATCATAGATTGTAGTGATCTGTTCATCGGAATTTTGTATGATTCCGATGTATTCATTACCGCCGTAAATAAGGTAAGTGATAAAAGGGTACTGTCCTAACAGCGTTTTAATTTCTTCCACGTTGCAATAAATAGTAAAATATGACTACGATCCAAACATATTTATATGCCAATATCTTAGAGGTTCAATTTCAGAATCCTGGATTTTTTACAACAAGGAATAGAGCAGTGTACGCCAGAACAATTAAAATTTATCGAGGTATTGATAATACTCTGCAATTCGTGGCAAAAAATCAAGACCAAAAACCAGTGAACCTCAGCGGATATGCAGTGCAAGGTTTTATACAAGATCATGCCAATCAACTCACACTAGAAGCATTTCCGGTGATTATGAGTAATGCTGCTGCGGGATTAGGAACTTTTACACTTAAGAGTAACCTGATCAATTCATTGACACAGGCGCAATATAAATTAACATTTAAGACCATAAACCAAACAACCAATGCTGAACAACCGCTATACAGTGATCAAAACTACACTGTGCCCATTGAGCTAGTGGTTGAAGATGCTTACTATTCCAGTTCATTGCCTGATGTTGAGGACGGAGGAATTCTAATTGACGGTGGGACAATTTAATCATGGCAGCTAACCTAAATATCAGACAATTCATCCTAAAGAGAGGTAACTCCACTGTAAGTAGTGCTTACGTTGGTAGTGCAGGTGAGATAACTTATGATACCACACTAAAAAGTATTCGTGTTTATGATGGCGTAATGCCTGGCGGTAACATCATACTAGATACAGGTTTTGTTGCTAATCTTCAAGGACAGATTGATTTCATCAGACAAAATTTCGATGCTAATACCATTGACAGCTTGACAGAAGCTGCAACTGCTATCAGCAGCATTAGAGCTAATGCTGTAGTCGAAGCCAATATTAGAGCTAGTTCTGACCTTAGTTTGCAAGCCAACATTGTTACAGTTTATGCTAACTTAGCTGCTAAAGATGCAAATCTACAGGCCAATATCAACTCTGTTTATGCTAATCTACAAGCACAAATTAACAGTATCATAGCTGATAAAGGCAACATCAGAGTCGTTCCAGCCAATGGTCAGATCTTTAATATTCAACTGGATCCTATTGCTGGTAATTTGATTCTTCCCTATGTTGATTTCAATGCCAATCCACTGATAGTTGGTAGCTCACTGGTCTGGGAAACTTCATCGGGAACCATGAGTGTAGGTCCAACGTATATCAACGGTGTCGGTGCTGCACTGAATTTTAACACAGTTAATCAATCGTTTAATTTCGATCAAACAGGTCGACTAAATGTTGATCATGTAAAAGTTAGTAATATTAGTATAACAGCCAATGGTATTACAATCATCACTGATTCAGGCGGAACCTT